GGTTTCCACTTGGTTTTTTTATTTATTTTTTTAGCTTTCATACATACTCCTTAAATATTAGCTAGTTAATAGTTAGGTAATCATGTTGTTTACTGCAATCATACCCACGACTGCACACCAACTAATTACAATCAATGACCACCCTATAAAATTATTCATATTTACTCCTCAATAGTATTTGTTACCAGACGAATAGCCAAGGTATTTAGTTATCCCTTTTATCCTCTTGTTAATCATTTTTTGTATTTCTTTTACTTCTCTCTCAGTTATTGGGGCAATGTTTTTGCCAAAAGTTTTAGATTGACTATCTAAATCTAAGTTCTCAACGTCCCAATTACCCTCTACCCAATATCCCTCGAGCAGATCATCTAAGCGATCTAGTATGGTCTCTTTTGCATACTTGTTAGCAGTCATTTTGACTCCATTTTTTGTAATCATATTTACTCCTTGTTGTTTAAAACTTTTGATATATCACCGCCACTCACATAGTCAGGCAATATCTTTTCTAAATCATTTCTACAAACAAGTGATAGTTTTTCAACCTTGTTTGCATATCCACTCATTGTTAAATAAGTCCGCATTTTTTTTGCTACTGTTTTTGCATTTACATATTCCATAATTACTCCTTTTGTTTATATGTTTATCAAGACAATTTTCATTGTTTCGCCACCACTCAAGGGGGCGAACCCCCTTGATCTGTGTTGCTCATCAGTTGATTTAACTCACTCCATAAAATGAATTTTGAAATTTTGTGAATGTTGCATGAGTTTTCGCAGTTTTAAGCATTGTTTCATACTTAGCCCACGCTTTATCAAACAGCTTTTCAGCATCATCATTATTTTCAAAACCATATTCAGTAGCAAATTCCATGCAAGAGGAATAGTTGACTGTATCAACATCTATATCAAATAGCTTTTTTGCTATCTCATCAGATGTATTTCCAAGATATACAGTCTTTTCTCTATTCACTATGCACTCAAGCCCCAATCCTTTATCAGATGGGGATAAAAATATATTGTTTTTGTTTTTCATATTTACTCCTTTTGTTTATCAAGACAATTCAACATGGGATTAGATCACTACACACGCCACAAGTTAGCCCCTAGAGACAAGCCACGCTACACCGCAATCCTTAGCACATCAGAGACAATCAAAAACTGTCTCCTCGTTGACACACCCTGTTTTGTGTTCAGAGGGAATCAAGTCAGCTTTAAAAACTTGCGAGGGGGGAAACGCTACTCACCCAACAATCGCAGTATTGAGCCACCAAGACCAACACTCTCAGGACACTAGGTAAACGCACAGAGACTTGAAGTCCGGATTTTTCGTGGTGAGGATTCCTAGTTTACCTCGTTGCGGTATTGTCCCTAGTCTCGTTGACTGCTCTAGGCAACCAACATAGTGAAGTATCGTTGCGAACCTCACTCTAGGGGACAAAAGCAGTCCCACTATGGGCGGTTCAGAGAGGGGGCAAAAGAGCCGACAACCCCAAACACAAGACCTAATATATAGATTACCCCACAAATATCAAGTAAAAAATGATATTAATTTTCTACAGATGTTCGCCACCAATACTTGTGTTGCTTACGAAGTAAGCGGATAATAAGGATAAAATGATAGTAAGCACTAACTATAGGCACATAAAAAAAATTAAATATTAATTCGTTAATACATAGATTATGAGTAAAGATAAGAGTAAATCAGGAAACAAAGTAGCTAACATATCAGGGCTTACTCCTAAGCAGGAGAAGTTTTGTCAGGGTGTCATCTCAGGTAAGACCGCAAGTGAATCATACAGAGATGCTTACAGCGTAGAGAATATGAAAGACAGTAGCATATGGACAGAGGCTAGTAAGTTAATGAGCAACCCTAAGGTCTCCCATAGGATACAGCAAGGGATTAAGCGTAAAAACGATTATGCAGTTACTTCAGCTATCTCTCTCAGACAGTTCATTATGGAACGGCTACAAGCAGAAGCTACTGATACAAACAACAACGAATCAGCAAGAATCAGGAGTTTGGAACTTTTAGGAAAGGTTTCAGAGGTGGCACTATTCACAGAGAGAGTAGAAAGTATCACCAATGATAAGACGAGTGATGAGATCAGGATTGAGTTAGAACAAAAGATACAGCAAATGTTTGGCAACTAAAGTAAGCACTCACTATCACGCAAAACCCCATTAATATAACCCCACTCCCCCCCAACCCCCCAATATTATTTTTTGTCTGACTGTAGGGTACATACTATTTTGCACATATAATTTCATAATTTTCATAGGGGCACCCCCTTTTTTCTTTTTCGACCAACTTAGGATTGGCTTTTTTTTTAGAATGTTCGTATAATGTTCGTGGGTCCCATAGACCCCATACATATATACTATGACAAACAAACAATTAAAGTTATTAGAAGCGATAGAAGCATACTGGGAAGAATTTAATTGTGGACCATCACTAGATGCTTTAGCTTATACGCTAGGCATATCATCTAAGAGCACAGTACACGCTATGTTAAAGAGATTAGAAGATAATGGGTGGGTTACTATGCAACCTAATAAGTGGCGTACTGTGATGAGCACAAGAAAAAGTCCTTTTAAAAAATTTGACTCAGGTATTGACGAACAAGTGAAGATGTGAAATTATGCACATAATAGGGAGAGCTATCGGCAGATCAACTAGTATTATACTAGCTAGTTTAAAACTAAGTTTTAATTTATATAGTTTAATACTATCTAGTTTAATACTAGGAAAAGTTTGTGGCACTTTGTCTGGTCATACATACTCCTTACACACATGTATATTACTCAACAGAAGATGAGGTGCCACCATTGTTTGATTTAAGCAAACTAAGTCAATTACCCATAGAACAACAAAAGATGCTCTTAGAGCTTCTCTCAGAGTATGAGAGGGCTAAGATTAAAGAAGGTTGTAGAGATAGCTTTCTATCTTTTGTAAAAGAAATGTGGGTGGCTTTTATTGAAGGACATCATCACACTATTATGTCTGATGCTTTTAATAGAGTTAAAGAGGGTAAGTTAAAGCGTTTGATTATTAACATGCCCCCTCGTCATACAAAGTCTGAGTTTGCATCTTATTTATTACCTGCATGGTTTCTAGGATGTTTTCCTGAGAAGAAGATCATTCAGGTTGCTCACACCGCAGAATTAGCTGTGGGTTTTGGTCGTAAGGTTAGAAACCTTGTCGGCTCAGAAGACTATAAAAAAGTTTTTACAGATGTAGGATTACAATCTGATTCTAAAGCAGCAGGTCGCTGGAATACCAATAAGGGCGGAGAATACTTTGCGATTGGTGTAGGCGGTGCTGTAACCGGTAAAGGTGCGGACTTGTTAATCATAGATGATCCACACTCTGAACAAGAGGGACAAAGCAACGATCCCTCTGTCTTTGATAAGGTCTATGAATATTATACCTCTGGACCAAGACAGCGTTTACAGCCGGGTGGTGCGATTATTATCGTAATGACAAGGTGGCATAAACGAGATTTAACAGGACAAATACTTAAAGCCTCTGCACAAAGAGATGGTTCTGATGAATGGGAAGTTATAGAGTTCCCTGCTATCTTGCCCTCAGGTAGAAGTTTGTGGCAAGAGTTTTGGGATATTAAAGAATTAGAAAAGCTAAGAGCAGAACTGCCTTTAGCTAAATGGTCTGCTCAATATCAACAGAACCCTACCGCAGAAGAATCAGCTATCATTAAAAGAGAATGGTGGCGTGTTTGGGAACAAGATTATCCACCACAATGCGATTTTATTATACAGTCATGGGATACTGCGTTTTTAAAAACACAGCGTTCTGACTTTTCAGCTTGTACAACATGGGGTGTTTTTTATCAACCTGATGATCATGGAGTTACACAACCACAAGTAATTTTATTAGATGCTTACAAAGAAAGGCTTGAGTTTCCTGATTTAAAAAAACGAGCTTTTGAAATGTATCAAGAGTGGCAACCTGAAGCGTTTATTGTAGAAGCTAAAGCAGCAGGTATGCCTTTAATATTTGAACTAAGACAAATGGGAATACCAGTTTCAGAATATACCCCTAGTCGTGGAAACGATAAAATAGCTAGGGTTAATGCGGTTGCAGATTTATTTGCATCCGGAATCGTATGGGCTCCAGAAAGGAAGTTTGCAGAAGAAGTAATTGAAGAATTTGCTTCTTTTCCATCTGGGGACCATGACGATTTAGTAGATTCATCTACACAAGCGTTGATAAGATTTAGACAAGGTGGTTTTATTGGTTTAGAATCAGACGAACCAGAAGAAGACTTACCCCCCAGAGAAGCAAATTATTATTAGGAGATTGAATGGCAGAAAAACCATTAAAAACCCCAGACAAGATAGTTAAAGATTCTCCTTTAGAAGTTTTAGTAACTAACCCTGATGAGGTCGCAGTATTGACCGAAGACGGGGGAATGATTATAGATTTTGAAGAAGGTGCTGAACTTGGCACTCCAAACTTTGACGACAACATAGCAGAGTTCATGGAAGATGGTGAACTAGAAGTATTAGCATCAGAGCTAATACAGTATTTTAATTCTGATAAAGAATCACGCAAAGATTGGGAACAAACTTATACTAAAGGCTTAGACCAGCTAGGATTAAAGATAGAAGAAAGAACTTTGCCTTGGCAGGGTGCTTGTGGTGTATTTCATCCTTTACTCACAGAGTCTGTTGTTAGATTTCAAGCTGAGACTATTACAGAAATATTTCCAGCTAAAGGTCCTGTTGATGTAAGAATTGTTGGTGAAATAGATCAAGCTAGTCAAGATCAGTCTGTTAGAGTTAAAGATTATTTAAACTATTTGCTCACAGAAAAAATGACAGAATATAGAACTGAAACAGAAAAACTGTTATTTAATTTACCACTGGCAGGTTCTGCATTTAGAAAAATTTATTATGATCCCATGCTGGATAGACCTGCAAGTATGTTTGTTCCAGCAGAAGATTTTGTTGTAAGTTATGGTGCATCTGATTTAACAACTTGTGATCGTGCTACACACATAATGAAGAAAAGCACCAATGATATTAAAAAATTACAGGTCATAGGTTTTTATAAAGATGTAGATTTACAAGAACCCTCAGATGATTTAACAAACATTCAGTCTAAATACAACGAACTAACAGGGGAAAGACAAACTTACGAAAATGATAATCGCCACACCATATTAGAAATGATGGTTGATTTAGATTTAAAAGGTTTTGAAGATAGAAAAGATGGACAAGTAACAGGTATTGCATTGCCTTATGTAATTACTTTAGATCATCAATCAAATAAAATATTAGCAATACGCAGAAATTTTATTGAAGATGATCCATTAAAAAAACGCAGACAACACTTTGTTCATTATCAATACTTACCCGGAATGGGATTTTATGGCTTTGGATTGGTTCACTTAATAGGTGGCATAGCTAAATCTGCTACAAGTTTATTAAGACAACTAGTAGATGCAGGAACACTATCTAACTTGCCGGGTGGTTTAAAATCAAGAGGTTTAAGAATTAAGGGCGATGATACTCCTATTATGCCCGGAGAGTTTCGTGATGTGGATGTGCCGGGTGGTGCAATTAAAGATAATATTACATTTCTCCCCTACAAGGAACCATCTACTACCTTATACTCCCTTTTACAAAACATTGTAGAAGAAGGTAGAAGATTTGCTTCTTTAGCTGATATGAAAGTCTCTGACATGAATAATCAGGCTCCAGTCGGCACCACACTCGCATTATTAGAAAGATCATTAAAAGTTATTGGATCAGTGCAAAGCAGGATTCATAACTCTATGAAACATGAATTAAGAATATTATCTAAAATAATTTATGATTTTGGACCTACAGAATATCCTTATAGTATAAAAGGTAAAGAGTTATTAAAAGAAGATTTTGATGGCAGAGTTGATGTAATACCGGTATCTGATCCTAATGCTTCTACTAAAGCACAAAAGATTATGCAGTATCAAGCTGCACTACAGTTATCACAACAAGCACCACAAATGTATAACATGGAAGAACTTCATAGACAGATGCTTGATGTATTAGGTATTAGAGATGCAGATAAGATTGTTCCACTTGAAACTGAGATAGCACCTACTGATCCAGTATCAGAAAATATGAATTTATTAAATAGAAAACCTGTTAAAGCATTTATGTATCAGGATCACGAAGCACATATTAAAGTTCACATGGCTGCTATGAACGATCCTAAGATGAGAGAAATGGTAGGACAAAGCCCTAATGCTAATGCTATCTTAGCTGCGTTTACAGAGCATGTAACAGAACACATAGCTTTTCAATATCGTAAAGAAATTGAAAAACAACTTGGTGCACCATTGCCACCGCCTGATGAACCGCTACCAGAAGATATTGAACTGCGTTTATCAGAACTTGTATCTGAAGCTGCTGAAAGAGTTTTAGCTTCAAGTCAAGCAGATGAAAGACAAGAAGAAATTAGAGAGCAACTAGAAGACCCTGTAATACAGCAAAGAGAAAGAGAGTTAGACATTAGACAAGCTGAAGTCCAAAGAAAAATGAAAGCTGATGCAGAGAGAATTGCTCTTGATTTAGAAAAAGCTAAAGCAACCACTGAAGTTGAAAAAGAAAGGATAGCTTCACAAGAACGCATAGCTGGTGCTAACATAGGATTAAAAGCTGCTACAGAAAGTAAAAAAATATCTAGCAAAGAACAAATAGAAGGTGCTAAGATAGGCAAAGATATAGCAGAAACATTACTGGATAACGAGTGAGTGGATCAACTGAAAACATAGTAGAAGCTATACAGAAGAAGATTCGTGAGCATATGAATGAACATGCTGATCATTTATCCGGTGGTGGATGTAAAAATTTTGAGGAATACAGATATTTAACAGGTGTAATATCTGGACTTGCCTTAGTAGAAAGAGATATACTCGACCTATTACAAATAGTAGATCGTCAACATTGACGCAAGGACCTAGACCTAATCTAGTGCACAGGAGAAAATATGACAAAACCTGCAAAAGATATTCAACCAAAAGAGGTTGAAGCAACAGACAAAGCTAAACAACTCCCTGTTCCGAAGGGATACAAAATTCTAATCGCATTACCTGAAATTGAAGAAGCTACCAAAGGTGGAATCATTAAGGCATCTGAAACTCGTAGAGTTGAAGAAGTTGGTTCTATCATAGGGTTTGTTTTGGAAATGGGTGATGATTGTTATAAAGATAAGAACAGATTTCCAAATGGTCCTTATTGTAAAAAGGGCGATTGGATTATTATGCGTTCTTATTCTGGCACTAGATTTATGGTGCATGGAAAAGAATTTCGTTTAATCAATGACGATAGTGTAGAAGCTGTTGTCCAAGACCCAAGAGGAATAGTAAAGGTAATTTAATATGTCTGAAAATAATACCGCAAATCAGGAAGTTGAACAGGTAGAACAACCTGTGCAAACTTCAAGAGAAGAAAAATTCTTTGGAGTAAAACATAAAATAGGTAAAGATAAAGATGCTCCTGAAGAAAACAATCCTGAACTTCAAGTAGAAGTCATTGATGATAGACCACCTGAAGATCGTAAACCACCAAGGTCTGAAACTGCATCTGATGATGTAGAAGAAGAAATAGATGGGATTAACGAGAAAGTTCAGAAACGCATTGATAAAATCAAGTATGAGTTTCACGAAGAAAGACGAGCAAAAGAAGCAGCCGAACGAGTAAGAGAGGAAGCTGTAGCTTATGCTACAAATGTTCAAAGTGAAAATAAAAGACTATCAGCTTTAATTAATAAAGGTGAAGAAGCCTTGTTAGGACAAATCACAGCTAAGTCTAGTGCTGAGTTAGAACAAGCAAAAGCTGAGTTTAAAGATGCTTATGAAGCTGGTAATACAGATAAAATGCTAGAGGCAAATGAAAAAATTCTTGCAGCACAAGTTGATAAGAAATCTGCTTCTGATAAATTAGCTTATTATCAAAGACAACAGGAAGTTGCTCAACAACAGATACAGCAACCTGTTCAACAACCTCAGCAACCACAAGTGTTTATTGACCCTAGACAAACTAAATGGTTGCAAGAAAACACATGGTTTAATCATCCTGATTATGAAGAAGCCACTGGTTTTATCATGGGGTTACATAAAAAATTACTCATACAAGAAGGTGTTAATCCAAATTCTGATGAATACTATGATAGGATTAATAAAGGCAAAGAACAGATTTTTAAAATTTTAGAGAGCAAAGATAATGCTGTAGCTGCTGAACCTGAAGAAATTCAAGAAGAAGCAGAAACTGTGATCTCTAAAAAACCCTCGAATGTTGTAGCACCTGCAACAAGAAATAATGGTGCTATGCCTCGCAAAGTACAGTTAACAGCAACCCAAGTGTCCCTCGCAAGGCGTTTGGGAATACCAATAGAAGAATACGCCAAACAACTCGCAAAAACGGAGAATAAATAATGGCAGATGAAAATAAAGTAAACGAAGAAGTTACTAGAGCAGCAAGAGAAACAGAATCCAGAGAGGCTTCTGCAAGACCCATAACATGGGAACCACAATCAAAACTACCTAGCCCAACACCGCAAGACGGATGGGTGTTTAGATGGGTAGCAACTAGTGTTTTAGGTCAAGCTAATAATACTAATGTAAGTGCTAAATTTAGAGAGGGATGGGAACCTGTGAAAGCAGAAGATCATCCTGAATTAAAATTAGTAACAGATGTGGATTCAGAGTGGGCTAAAAAAGGCAATTTAGAAGTAGGTGGTTTATTACTTTGTAAAGCTCCAAAAGAGCTTATGGATCAAAGAGATGCTTACTACAGAAAAATGGCTGCGGAACAAATGGAAGCTGTTGATAACACTTATTTAAGTGAAAATGATCCTCGTATGCCTCTGTTAAAACCAGATCGCAAAAGTAGGACTACATTTGGTGGCTCTAAGTAATATTTAATTTTTGCTTGGGGCTGTTGTTACAACTCTTTATAGGAGAATATAAATGGCTAGTTCAGCTACCCCAACAGGTGCAGAACCAGTAGGTTGTATTAGTTCTAATGGTTCCTTTACAGGAAAAGTTAGACATTACAAAATAGCCTCTGGTTATGGTACCGCTATATTCTATGGAGATTTTGTGAAGATAGTATCTTCCGGTACAGTTGAAAAAGACACCGGCACTACTTCATTAACCCCCATAGGAGTATTTGTAGGTGTTTCATACACTGATCCAAATACAAATCAAAAAACATTCTCACAGACATATCCTGCTTCATTAGCAGCAAGTGATATTAGTGCGTATGTTGTTGATGATCCTTACCTAGAAATGAAAATGCAAGGAGATGCTTCTCTTGCACAGACAGCTTTAGGTAACAATGTTGCTGTGGTTCAAACCGCAGGAAGCACTACGATTGGTCGTAGTAAAAATGCTGTAGATTCATCTACCATTGCTACAACCAATACATTACCACTTAGAATTATGCAGTTCGTAGATGGACCGGATAGTTCTGTTGGTGATTCTTTCACCGATGTCATTGTTAAATTTAATGCAGGACATCAACTCGATAACACAACTGGCGTTTAATTTAGGAGAATAATATGGCTATTTCAAGAGCACAAATGTTAAAAGAACTCCTACCCGGACTTAACGCTTTGTTTGGGATGGAGTATGAAAAGTATGAAGACGAGCACACCATGATCTATGAAACTGAAAATTCAGATCGTTCATTCGAGGAAGAAGTTCAGTTAAGTGGATTTGGTCAGGCGGTTGTTAAAGACGAAGGTTCTGCAATCACTTATGATTCAGCACAAGAGAGCTTTACAGCAAGGTATAACCACGAAACCATTGCTTTAGGTTTTGCAATCACAGAAGAAGCTATAGAGGATAATTTATATGATTCTTTATCTGCAAGATATACTAAAGCACTTGCAAGAGCTATGGCTTACACAAAACAAGTCAAAGCTGCATTTCCACTCAATAATGGGTTTACAAATAGTTTCCAATCTGGAGATGGAGTAAACTTATTTACCGCAGATGGTGATGGTGTAACTGGTGGTGATGGGCATCCTTTAGTGGATGGAGGTAAAAACTCTAATAGACCTAGTACAGCAGCAGACCTTAATGAAACTTCTTTAGAAAATGCGATTATTGAAATTGCAGCTTTTAAAGATCAAAGAGGTTTGAAAATAGCAGCTAGACCAAGAAGACTTCTTGTTCCATCTGCTTTGCAGTTTACTGCAACTAGAATACTAGAAAGTCAATTTAGAACTACTACTTCAGATAATGATATTAATGCTATCGTAACTAACGGGGCTATACCTGAAGGTTATATGGTAAATCATTATTTCACTGATACTAATGCTTTCTACTTAATCACTGATGTTCCTAATGGAATGAAACATTTCAATAGAACAGGCATGGAAACTTCTATGGATGGTGATTTTGATACTGGTAATGTGAGATATAAAGCAAGAGAAAGATACTCATTTGGTGTATCTGATCCTCTTGGTATTTACGGATCACCCGGTTCAAGCTAAACTTATAGGGGAGCAATAGCTCCCCTTTTTTCGTATCTAGGGATTTTATTAATTGTCTATCAACTGCCCTAGCAGACTTTGCCAAGATGATAGATATTTTCTTTTAGGAGAAATAAATGGCTAACTCAACTTTTACTGGACCAGTTAGGTCCGAAAATGGCTTTACAGTCATTTCAAAAAATTCAACAACAGGTGCCGTAACCACTGAATTTACTTTTGATGGTGATGGTATGAAGGTTGCACCTGTAGCTTTAACTGATGCAGATACAACACTAACAGCAACAGCAAATGGTGGTCGTATCAATGTAGTTCCAGCTATTACAGGTAATAGAACTCTTACATTACCAAGCCCTGCTGCCGGTGTTTATTTTAAATTTATTTATGGCGGTGCAGCAGAAGAAACAGAAAACCTTATTATTGATACAGGTTCAGATACTAATTTCTTCTTGGGTGGAATAATTCATTTAGATTCTAATGCAGATAATGTTTCTGTTTATGCTGATGGCGACTCAAACTCCATTCTTACTTTAACTGACTTTGGTTTATTTGAAATCAATATCTTAGGTAAAGATTCAACGAATTGGTATATTTGGGGCAATCAAGAAGGTGCTGATGCTCCAGCATTTACTGACCAATCTTAATTGGGAGTAAATTATGGCTGACGCAGTAACATCAACAACTATTCTTGATAGTGATAAAGATTTTATAGTTCAGCTTACAAATGTTAGCGATGGCACAGGTGAAAGTGCTGTCGCTAAAGTTGATGTAAGTTCTTTAAATTCTAGTTCAGTAGCAGGATTAACTTGTACTGGTGTGAAGTTATTAAAAGTTTATTACTCTATTTTAGGTTTTACTAAAATAGGTTTATTCTGGAACGCATCATCAGATACATTATGCTTAGAGTTAAATCCAAGCACTGATGGAGTTTTAGATTTTTCACCTTTTGGTGGATTAAGAAACACATCAGGGTCAGGTAAAAATGGAGATATTAATCTTACAACTACAGGACATAGTTCTGGAGATACATATCTTATTATTTTACATTGTATTAAATCATTTGACTAAGGTAAATTATGTCTTATAGAAAAGAAGAAAACGGACACTTTATGAATGGTGATCCGGCATTTTTAATTTGGAATGGAGAAGAACTAGTAGCTGGTCCTATACGAGAAAAGGAAGCTGACGCTATGCTAAAGGAACTAAAGCCTACAGCTAAGAAAGCCCCTGCTAAAAAGACCACTGCTAAGAAAGCTCCTGTTAAAAAATCAACAACAAAAAAGGTGAAAAAAAATGACAAAAAAAAGTAAATACGCATCAAAAATGAAAGGCGGTAAAAATACTAAATACTCATCAAAAATGAGAGGTGGTAAGAATACCAAATACTCGTCAAAGATGAGAGGTGGTAAGAATACTAAATACTCATCAAAAATGAGAGGTGGAAAAAATACTAAAATGACACCTACTTTCAACGAAGTTATTAAGAAAAAGGTTGGCGGTAGAGTTTAGTAGTGAGCCGAGCTTCTAAAGACTCGAGATTAAAAAGAGCAGGTGTATCGGGGTATAATAAACCAAAGCGTACCCCGAACCATCCTAAAAAATCTCATATAGTTGTTGCAAAAGAAGGCAACAAAATAAAAACTATTAGATTTGGACAGCAAGGCAAAAAGGTTGGAACATTATCAGGAACTGCTGGTAAACCTAAGAAAGGTGAATCAAAACGCATGAAAGCTAAAAGAAAATCTTTTAAAGCTAGACATGGTAAGAACATCAAGAAAGGTAAAATGTCAGCAGCTTATTGGGCGGATAAAGTTAAATGGTAATGTCAAGAACTGCTTTTAGACAAAGCACACTAAAAGCACCAGCATCAAAAAAAAATAAAGTTCCACATAGAACAAATGAGAAGCAAAAAAGACCCAAAAAAAGGAACAGGTAAAAAACCTAAAGGCTCTGGTCGTAGGTTATATACTGATGAAAATCCAAAAGATACTGTAGGAATTAAGTTTGCTACACCTGCTGATGCTAGAGCAACAGTTGCAAAAGTAAAAAAAATTAAAAAACCTTTTGCTAGAAAAATACAAATACTTACAGTCGGAGAGCAAAGAGCTAAGGTTATGGGTAAGAATCAAGTAGTAAGTATATTTAAAAAAGGCAAAGAAGCTATTAGGAGACAGCATGGCAAGTAGCGGTACAACAGCATTTAATTTAGATTTATCTGATATTATAGAAGAAGCATATGAATTATGCGGACTAGAAATGCGTTCAGGCTATGACTATAGAACAGCTAGACGAGCCTTAGATTTATTATTTCTTGAGTGGCAAAACAAAGGCACTAACTTATTTACTATAACTGAAGGCACACAAGCATTAACAGAAGGCACAGCATCTTATAATTTAGGCACAGATGTTTTAGAGATAGTAGAGGCTTTTATAAGAACAGATGCTAGTGATACATCAAAACAATTTGATCAAAATCTCAGAAGAATTTCTGTAAGTGAATATACACATATAGCTAATAAATTATCTAAAGGTAAACCTAGTTTATATTATTTAGATAAAGGAGTTACATTTCCCACTTTAACATTATGGAATACTCCTGATGGTGTAGAGACTTATACTTGTCATTATTATTATATTAAAAAAATAGAAGATACCGGAGAACCAGCTTCAAATAATGCTGGAGTGCCAACAAGGTATATACCATGTATGACATATGGTTTAGCTTATAATATAGCCTGTAAGAAAGAAAAAGCTATGCCAAGAATACCAATGTTAAAACAAAGATATTTAGAATTGTGGAATGAAGTTAGTGATGCTGATAGAGAAAGAGCATCAGTAAAATTTGTTCCTTATAGTTTTTATAATTAGTATGTATGCTCAAGGTAGAAAAGCATTAGGAATATGCGATAGATGTGGTTTTACATATAAACTAAAAGAACTCAGGTATGAGGTTGAAAATAAAACTAGAAATGGTTTAAGAGTTTGTCCTGAGTGTTTTGATCCAGATCAACCACAGTTTGATGTTAATATAATATCAACGATTGATCCTCAGGCATTGTATGATGCAAGAGTAGATACAGGAGAAGACGCATCAACAAGATTATTTGCTTTTGATCCTGTAGGTGGCGGTATAACAGCTTTAGGATCAAGAACAGTTGGTTTGGATATGAGAGGTGAGTTAGGCACAATAACTTTATCTGGAGTAGTTACAACAACCCCTTCTCCATCTCCAACTCCAGCACCTACTCCAGCACCTACTCCAGCACCATCTGATACAGCAACTCCAACAGCAGTTACTGGAACAGCAAATGTTGGATCAGTAACTATTGTAGTTCCTTCAGTTACTACTTATACAGTAACTGTAGTAGGAGGTAATCCTTCAGATCATCCTTATTATAATGTAGGCTCATCAAATAAATTTGCTATTAATGGTTATACTTCTGCTGCTTATGTTAATTTAACATTATCAGAAGGTAGTATTTATAGATTTGATCAATCTGATTCCTCAAATAGTGGACATCCTTTAAGATTTTCTACTACTCCTAATGGAACACATGGTGGCGGTTCAGAATATACAACAGGAGTAACTACTTCAGGAACACCCGGTTCTTCAGGTGCATATTCACAAATAGAAATAGCATCTGGTGCTCCAACATTATATTATTATTGTACAAATCATTCAGGTATGGGAGCACAGATAAATACAACATGACATATTTAGAATTAAAAAACTTAGTGCAAAATTATTTAGAAAATACAGAAACTCAATTTGTTTCTGATTTACCTAATTTAATTAAACAAGCTGAAGAAAGAATATTAAAAACAATTAATCTTCCTGTATTTAGAAAAAATGTAAGCGGAACATTTACATCGGGAAATCAGTATCTTGCAACACCATCTGACTTTCTTGATAATTTTTCATTATCATTTACAAACTCAAATGAACAAACATTTTTATTATATAAAGATGTAAATTTTATTAGAGAAGCATATCCTAATTCTACTACTGTAGGATTACCAAAACATTATGCTTTATTTGATGATACAACTTTTATAGTAGGACCAACGCCAAACAATAATTTTTCTGTTGAATTACATTATTTTTATAGACCAGCATCAATAACAGATGGTGCAGATAGTGGAACAACATGGCTTTCAACTAATGCAAAAAATGCTTTATTATATGGAACACTACTTGAATCATATGTATATATGAAAGGTGATCCTGATATGATGTCTTTATATGAAAAAAGATTTTTAGAAGCCTTAGTAAGATTAAAAAATCTTGGCGAAGGCGATAATACTGTTGATACTTATAGAGATGATGTTGTAAGAACACAAAGGACATAATGTTTACTGTAGATGTAGAATCAACAATAGGTGATGTAGTTGTAGAAACTACACAAAATAAAGGTTTAAGTCCTGAATATTGGACTGAAAGAATAGTAAATAAAATTGTTAGTATAAGTGATAATGCTGATCCTATGGTGAAAGCACAAGCACAAGCATTTAAAGAATCTATACAAACAGTTATTTTACTTTACATGAAACAAGCTATAGCAAGTGATAGAGCTACTGTAGCAGGTTTATTAGACAAACAAGGTCATAAAGATATGGCTGATATTATTAGGAGACTGTAATGGCAATTTCACAAGCTATGTGTACATCATTTAAAAAAGAACTTTTAGAGGGTGTGCATAATTTTAAAAACTCAGGTGGTAGTACATTCAATTTAGCACTTTATACAAGTAGTGCTAGTTTAGATGCATCTACTACTGCATATACTTCATCTAATGAGTCATCAGGTACAAACTACACTGCTAAAGGTGCAGCTTTAACAAGAGTTGACCCAACAACATCAGGCACTACTGCATTTACTGATTTTGCAGATTTAACATTTTCTAATGCAACAGTAACAGCCAATGGTTGTTTGATATTTAATGAATCAGCCTCAGGTGATCCAGCAGTTTGCGTTTTAGCATTTGGTGGTGATAAAACATCTACAGCAGGTGATTTTACTATTCAATTTCCTACAGCAGACGCATCTAACGCAATTATAAGAATAGCTTAATATGGCTGATATTACAGGTTGGGGTAGAGGCACTTGGGGTCAAGCTGGGTGGGGAAATCCTATACCTGTAGAAGTTACTGGAGTAGTAGGCACAACTGCTATCACATCAGTTGCAATAAGTGCTGGTGGTGATGTAGGAGTTACTGGAGTAACAGGAACAAGTGCATTAGGTGATGAATCACTTAACACTAATAATAATTTATCAGTTACAGGTCAATCTTCTACAAGTGGAATAGGAACTGTAGCTGTAAACGCAGCAGCAGTTACTGGAGTATCAGCAGTTGCATCAACTTTAAATCTTGGTGATGAAAATGTAATTACTAATAATAATCTTAGTGTTACAGGTTTAGCAGGTACATCAGCATTAGATTCAGTTACAACACAAGCAAGTGCAAATGTAAGTGTAACTGGTAATGTAGGAACAACAAATTTAACAGGAGTAAATGTTTGGAGTTTAATTGACGATTCTCAAACGCCTAATTACTCTATAATTAATACAACACAAAATCCAAATTGGAAGGAAGTAGCATAATATGGCAACTTATGTAAATAATTTAAGATTAAAAGAAATAGCAACTGGTGATGAATCAGGTACTTGGGGTACATCCACAAATACCAATTTAGAACTTATTGGTGAGGCTTTAGGTATAGGCACAGAAGCTATTACTACTAATGCTGATACTCATACTACAACTGTAGCAGATGGTTCAGCAGATGCTGGTAGAGCTATGCACCTTAAATATACAGGCACATTAGACTCAGCTTGTACTATTACTATTGGTCCAAATACCATGAAGCGTGTGCAAATTATAGAAAATGCTACTAGTGGTTCACAAAACATAATCATTTCTCAAGGTTCAGGAGCTAATATAACTATACCTGCTGGTGATACAAAGGTTGTTTATTTAGATGGAGCAGGTTCAGGTGCAGCAGTAG